GATACCATGTCATCATTCTTACTAACTATGGGTGAAGAGATTTATTTTCATCTACGCGATTGGTTTGAAGAAAAGAACGGTGGTGAAGTTCTTATTCACAAAGGCGCATCTAGTAGAAAACTAAAATACCAAACAAAGATGATTCAAGTTCTCAAGGCAAATCTAAAAGAACATGATACAAAAGCATATGAGATGTTTGATAGTGTAATCAAAAAGTCAACCGATGTGACTACACAAAAAAGATTTTATATGTCAGAGTACGGATACAAAAATGTACGCGAAGTTCTTTTAGGTAAAACAGAAACACTAGAGAAGGCAGAAAACTTTGACAGGTTTGAACTAGAAAATGTCATTGATTGGTGGAAAAAGAAAGCCGTCAAAAGATATGACAACTTGGTATCAGATGGAAGAATACGAAAGGATTTGGAAGTCTGGAATTCTGAAACAATTGACAAGATAGATATAATAAGATGAACATAGAAATTTATTCAAAACCAGATTGTCCCTACTGTGACAGGGCAGTGTTTATTGCACAACAAATAATTCAAGAAACAACACACATCAAGTATGAAAAGAAAATGTTAGATGAAGATTTTACATTTGACGAATTGCTTGAGAAATCACCCAACGCGAAAACCTTCCCACAGATATTTGTGGATGGTGAACTCATTGGTGGATTTAATGAATTTGAAAAGATGGAGTGGTGGGCTGACAGACAATGAAAAACTCCCTTGGTTTAGTTGTAGAGGATATAGATGAACCAATACTAGGAAGACCAGAAAAATCTGGTGAGAAACTAGAACTATTGGTTGAAAAGTTTTGCAAAGAAAACTCTATTGGATATATGAGAGCTAAATCTGGTGCGAGAGAAATTGATTTCATTATCACCAAAGACGAACAAATATTTTATGCTGATTGTACAAATCAAAATGTTGGGGGTAGTGTAGAAGAAAAACTGCCACATAAAATTTGGAAGTATTATAAACAGTATCGATATGATGAAGTTTATATTATAACAGGCAGTCATAAAATAAGTAGAAGTGTTTTGAATCACTGTAAAGAGATTGGTGACACTTATGGTTTCATTCCACACTTTGTTGACTTAGATAATTTTACAAGGATAATAAAATGAAAGTAGGATTTACTTGCGGTGCATTTGATTTACTACACGCTGGTCATGTTGTTATGCTTCAAGAAGCAAAAAACAATTGTGACTTTTTAATTGTGGGATTACAAACAGACCCCACGCTGGATAGGTCAGACAAAAACAAACCTGTTCAAAGTATATACGAAAGATATATTCAGTTGCATGGTATAGAAGCTGTAGATGAAGTTATACCATATGACAGAGAATCATCTTTGATGGATATACTAACCACGAAACCAATTGATATAAGGTTCGTAGGCGAAGAATATAAAGACAAACAATTCACTGGACAACACTTAGATATAGAAATTTATTACACAAGTAGGTCACACACTTTTTCTTCTACAGATTTGAGGAAACGAGTGAAGGCTGCAAAGTGAGAAAGATTAAGAGATGAAGATAACATGTGCTAGATTGCGGTCTAATGTAAAGTATCAAGGCCCACTACAAACGGTACTAGATAGTTTCCTAGAGAACTATGTAAAGTGGATGAGGGCAAACCCCCAACATGAGTACGGAACCTATAACATATCATTTGATGGTACTAGACCCAAGAGAACACCAGAGTCAATAGAATGGGCTGACGCGATAGTAATTCCTAGTGATAGTGAGTTTAGATATCATGGTGAGTTACAAATGAATCCAAAAGACTTGGCGAAGTCACAGTCTCATATGGATAACATCATACCATTCTTCAAAGACAAACATGTCATTGTTATGAGGAGTGATAGAGGTGATGACGAAAAGTTATACAGAGAAGAGACACTACAGAATGTGCCAATCAAATCTTACACAGAGATTGATGAGATTGATTTCTCTGGTAACATACATGGAATGAAGTATCACTTTATAAGAAACAAATTTGGTAACCCACTATTCACTACGGCAAAGAGAACTGACTTTGGATATTGGGGACGCATGAAGACAGGATGTAACCGCGATAAGATTATTAGAAAGATTTACCGTGACCCAGACTTAAGCACATGTTTGATTGGTGGATTCCCATCTGGTATTCAAAGACAGGCTTCGTGGATAAAAGATTGGAATCAACTATATCCTATGTTAGAACCATGCAGATGGACATTATGTTTTAACTGGAAGGATGAGACTGCTACTACATCTAGGTATGTGGAGGCACTCGCAATTGGAATGATACCTTTTGTGTGGAGACAGTACGATAAGAATAATACATATAACATAGACCCTTGGCAAAGGATAGAAGACTTTGATGATTTAAAATCTAAGGTCATGGAACTGAGGGATGAGAGTGTACTAGAGAAAAAACTTGAAGAGTATAGAATGAACTATGGTAAGAAACTATTAACTCTTGAAGGATACTATGACATATTCTCTTACAAAATGAATAGGGGGTTGAATGAAAATAGCGTTAGTTAACGACACACACTTTGGTGCTAGGTCAGACAGTTTGCCGTTTGATGCTTACTTTAGAAAATTCTATGATGAGTTCTTCTTTCCAGCATTAGCGGAAAGAGAAATCAAAACTGTTATGCACTTAGGTGATATATTTGACAGAAGAAAGTATATGAATTATAATACTCTTAAAAGTTGTAGAGAGTATTTCTTTAACCAAGCTAGAGACCTAAATATAGATATGCATGTGGTGCCTGGCAACCACGATACATATTTTAAAAACACCAACGATGTTAACGCGCCAGAACTTCTACTACAAGAGTATGAGAATGTCAAAGTATATCCCGAAATTACTGAACTTGAATTTGATAACAGAAAAATTCTCTTTGTTCCTTGGATATGTAGTGACAATTATAACAGTACTATGGATATGGTCGGTAGAACAGACGCAAAAGTTTGTTTCGGACATTTCGAGTTCTCTGGGTTCCAGATGTACGCGGGCATGCCGAATGAGCATGGAATGGATCATACTGCCTTTGAGCGCTTTGATTTGGTTTGCAGTGGTCATTACCATCACCGTAGCAGTAGGGATAATGTGGTCTATCTTGGTAATCCTTACGAAATTACATGGTCGGATTTTAATGATGCACGAGGATTTAACATCTATGATACAGAAACGAATGAATTAGAGTTTATGCAAAACCCTTATAGAATGTTTCACAAGATATTCTATAATGATGTCGATGATGATGTAGAGTATGACTTGACAGGATTAGTTGGTGGTTGTGTAAAAGTTATTGTTGTAAAGAAAGAAAACTTCACGAAGTTTGACAAACTAATCGATTCACTTTACAGTTGTAACCTAGTCGAGTTAAAGATTATCGAAGACTTTTCAGAGTTTGAGGACAACGCGGTAGGAGAAATGGATTTGAAACTGGATGATACAATAACTCTTTTAAATGACTATGTAGATAATACTGTAACTGAGTTAGATAAAGATAGGTTAAAGTCACTGCTTCAATCTTTGTATGTAGAAGCACAACATGTAGAGACATAGTATGCCACGGTATAAAGGTATGATGAGGGATCATCTTCATAATAACCCATATGGAGTTGATAAAAAAACATTGGTCACTGGTGGATGTTCTTTTAGTGTAGATGGTTGCTGGCCAACACAACTTGCGTATGGTTTAGATATGGAATATATGATTGCAGGCCAGTCTGGTGCTGGGAATGAATTTATCATGACCGCTACATTGTTTAACATTAGCAATTTATTGTCAGAAGGTAAATCACCAGAGGATTTGTTAGTTGGTGTGATGTGGTCTGGTGCTGATAGAATTACTCATCACTTTATAGATGCAGAAGAAAACGGATTGGGTGACTGTTCAGGCGCATGGGGAAAAATTTCTGACGAGTCTGGAGACTACATTACTTTTGCTCCAGCACAAGTCAATGCGAGTAGACAGAATATCAATACAGGAAAAAATAGGTATGCGGATTTGGGAGATTTTATTCTCAATGAATTATATGCAACAGATGTTCAGAGAATTCTACATACATTAAAAAGTATTTTTACTCTTCAAGAATATTTAAAAAGACATGAGATACAATACTTTTTTATGAAGTTTACAGAAGATGCATTTTTTCAGTGGATTTTTGATAGAGATTGTACCCCTACCAGTGGACTAGGGTGGGAACATGATGATATAAAATGGTGGGCAGAACTTATAGATTGGGATAAATTTATAGAAGGCGGAATGTATCAATGGTGTTATGACCACGCGGATAGACCGTTTGTTGAAGAAAAAAAGTTTGGATGGGAACCAACACGGAATTCGCCACAACACCCAACTCATTCACAACATAGACAATACACAGAACAAGTTATAATTCCTTACCTAAAGGAAAATAGTTATGTCTAACGGATTTAAGATACCAGTTATACCAAAGTATGAAGAGGGTAAAAAGTATCTTGTAATTGCTGGATGTTCATTTACCGCACCACCCAATCAGTGGCCAGAGAGAACTGACATTAAAGATTTAGGTAAGGAGTTGATTTGGAATTCATGGGGAGAACAGACTGCTGATGTGCTAGACATGGTTTGTATTAACAGTGGTATTTCTGGTGTTGGAAACAATATGATTATGCGACAGTTGTTATACACACTCTATAGAATGTTTGAAATGGGATATCCAAAAGAATCAATCATTGCTAGTGTAATGTGGTCTGGATGTGATAGAACAGAAATTTTTATGAATGATGGTGAAGAAAAAATTGTACCAGAAAGAGGTGCTCCAGTAAGACCAAGAAAAAATATCTTAGGTAGCAATGGATACTGGATTAGTTTTAATCCCTCTACTGTAGGATACATGGAACAACAAATGAACTCAGATGCCCCTCTTGTAAATTTTCCAGAATCGTGTAGAAAATATATAGAGATAGGTAATCATATTTATTTTAGAACTTGGGCAAGTGAAGTACAAAGAATTCTATACAGTTTACAATGTGTTCTTACAACACAAGAGTTTTTGAAAAACAAAGGAATAAAGTATTGTTTCCAGCGATACACTGCTGACTGTTTTATGGAAGAGACATTTGACTATACTAATCCAGAACTAAGTTGGATTGACTCTTTTATTGATTGGGATAAATTTATAGAGGGGGGTGAGTTTGAATGGTGTTATGATAATACCGAAGGCCCCTTTGTGGAAGAAACCAGATTGGGATGGAAAAGAGAAGACAGAAAAAAAGAACCAATGCACCCTACAGTTAAACAACATCAAAAATACGCGGAGGAGGTGGTAGTTCCCTTTATTAAAAAATTATGATTACATTTGAGAAAATAAGATGGAAAAACTTTTTATCAACAGGAAATAGTTTTACCGAAATAGAATTTAATCGAAGTCCTAGTACTTTGGTGGTTGGTGAAAATGGAAGTGGTAAGTCTACAATGCTTGATGCTGTGTGTTTTGCATTGTTCAATAAACCATTTCGTAAGATTAGTAAGACTCAATTGATTAACTCTATCAATAATAAAAAATTGGTTGTTGAGATTGAGTTCAGAATAGGAGGCAAACAGTATAAAGTTATTCGCGGTGTCAAACCTAACATTTTTGAAATTTATCTAAACGATAATATGATAGACCAAGATGCTGCTGTACGAGACACACAAAAGTATCTTGAAGAAAGTATACTGAAGATGAACTTCAAATCTTTTACACAGATTGTTATATTGGGTAGTGCTTCTTTTACACCGTTTATGCAGTTACCTACTGCATCACGCAGAGAAATTATCGAAGACATATTAGACATTGAGATATTTACAACAATGAATGGTGTGTTGAGAGACCACATTGCTGTTCTCAGAGATGAGATACGCGATGTAGAAACTGAAGTAGAAGTAGCAAAACAAAAAGCCACTGTTCAAAGAAAGTATATTGAACAGTTGGAAAAGGACAAGAAAATCAAAGTTGATAAAATTAAGGAGAAAATTGATGAACTCATCGAGGCGACTACTGACCTTGAAACAAAACTTTCAGAGGCAAGCGCAGAGAAGGAGAGTCATGATGACCCGAAAGAGCGGAAACGCAAACTGGATGGTATCAAAGACAAACTCGAATCCAACCTCAGAAAGGCAAGAAAAGAACTCAACTTCTACCACGATACAGACGAATGCCCAACCTGTAAACAAGGACTGACACATGACTTCAAGGAAGAAAAACAAAAAGAGAAGTCAGAAAGAATACAAGAGTTAGAAACTGGTTTATTAGATATGGATGTGGAGTACAGTGCTGTTCATGATGCGATAGAAAAGTATGATGAGATTGTGACCAACATAACAGAACTTCAGAGTGAAATTATATCTCAAGAAAGATATAAGAACAGATTGACTTTGGAACTGAATGAAGCAGAAACCAATGTCGCAGATATCGATGAAGAGAAAAATAAACTAAAAACTCTTGCAAAAGATGTAGTCGATAAGAATGTAATCAAAACCAACAAAGGTGAAGAACAACATTACAATACTGCAGCTGCTAGTTTGCTCAAAGATACAGGCATTAAGACCAGAGTTATCAGACAGTATCTACCAATCATCAATCAGTTGGTAAATAAATATTTGGCTGCGATGGATTTCTTTGTTCATTTTGACTTGGATGAAAAGTTCAATGAGACAATAAAGTCCAGACATAGAGACAAGTTTTCTTACTCTAGTTTCAGTGA